CTAAGAACGTCCGCGGCCGCTATACCGCCTGCGAATGCCCTCTGGATCTGTGATGCGGTGGTCTGGAAGTCCAGTCCCGTCACAGCCGCCACGTTACCAGTTATCTCTAACACCGTAGCCAATTCATTGGCGTCCTTGGATACTACCGCTAGGTTACCTGATGCCCTGGATATCTCTCCTAGGGAGAACGGAACCTTGCTGGCGAATTTTGTGAGTGTGTCAAATGCCTTGGCTCCTTCTTCCGCTGATCCAAATAAGAACTTAAATCTTAATCCTAAACTTTCAACTTGTTGTTGAACTTGAATTAAACTTTTTACTGCTCTACCAACCCCAATGGCCGCGATCGCGGAACCGGCTATCTTGGCCGCCGATCCTAGGGTCACAGCACTCTTCTGTGTCCTATTGAGTGCCTTCTCTAGTGCTTCTATCCTTTGCGTGTTCTTGACTACTACATCAATATCAACGCGAGCCTGTTTTGCCACGAGTCTTCATCCTCCTCATTTGCCTGTTGGCGGCATCTTGTTCTTTTTTAATCCACGCGGACCATAGGTCCAACTCCAACACCGTTAGTTCCATTATCTCTTGGATGGGCTTCTGTAGCCTATCCGCCAACATTATAATGAAACCTAATTCGGCGTTGGTTTCTATTCCTTTGCGAGCGTCTCCAACGGTTGTCTCATACCGATGTTGTTGATCTGACCCGCTATCTTTATGATCACGGCTGGATCCGCCTCGTTCATAAGGTTTATCCTGTCCGTTTCTCTAAAGATCTTCTTGCCGTCTTTGTCTAATGCCTTAACTATCAAACTTTCTACCAGTGCTTCTACCGTTTTGCCCTGTGACTGTAGTTCGATAACTTTTGCTTCATCCTTGAATGGATATGTTCTTCTACAATAGATCTCCATATCCCATTCTGGGACTTCTATTTTTTCCATATCGCCAGCGATCGCTTTCTGATAATGCTGACTGATTTTTTCTAGTGTCTTCATCTTGTGTTTCTCCTTTGTCTGCTAGCCACCGTGTTAGCAATGGCCGGTTTCATTATTCCTCTTCCACGAGTTTGTTTAGAATAGTTGTTCTCTAATCTTTCAATGTAAGGAACTCTATTACTTAAATTAACATTGTATGGACCGTTTTGTTTTTGTAACCAACCAGCCCTTGCTCTACCACCCTTAACAAGTGCTTTAGGTGTTATCGTTTTCAATTGATTGAACAATTCGTTGCTGAATGCTCGGACCTCTTGTTGGACATACGCCTTTAGACCTTTAGTGATCGAACTAGGACTGGTGAAAGTTACATTTAACATTATAACTCGGTTCTTACAAGTGCTCCACTACCTTGGAAGGTAATTGATGCCTCAACCATACCATCAAAATTGCTGGTAATTGAATGACCTGTAATGATTACATTACCCGATAATTTAACACCTGTAGTTGTTCCTGACGGATAAAGGTTGATTGTGCTGGTTGTATCAGAACCGATTGCGTTGAATAAATCAACTTGTGCTGTGTTGTCGTCTCTTAAATAAACGTCCGCTGATCCTGAAAATTGTGATAGTCCCGCTTTGTAGGTTCTATCAACGCTTCCCATTGTTGTATCCTCAATCGTTTGTGTTTCTTGGTCGATTGTGAAAGATCTCACGGAAGCGACCGTTGATTGTGATGAACTAGTGCCGAACTCAATCGTGCCTGATTCACCTGTATATGTGCCTGCGTTAGTAGCCATATATTAGTCTCCTTCTTTATTAAGATCTTCCGGACCCGAAAGATCAACGTTGGTTATTGTAGGCTCTAGTATATCCTCTTCCTTCACAACGATTCGATCCTTTGTGATTTTTTTAGGTTTAAGATTTACTTTTACCTTTTCAGGACTAAAGGTCCATCCTGCTTTCTTGGCCTCCGCAATCTCACGATTGTGAAAGACTTTTGAAATTCCGTTTTTAAACATCATCGATGACATTATAATACTCCTTTTCTGTATCTGTAAATTACATCCACACTGATCGCAACTTCGCCTAATGGAAGTTCTCGTTCTACCACTTCTACATTGGCCACTCTGGTTGTCACGCTGTGAATATTGTTGGCGGCAAGATCTATGTCTCTGCCTCGATCAGTTTCGAGCGTTTCTTCAATACGCTCAACCAATTCGTTGCGAAGAGTATCTACCTGTGTGCCTCTTACATAACACCTTAAGTTGTATCTTATGGTGCCTTGCCTTAAATCTGTGGATATGTCTTCTCTAGTTTCATCTGAAGTCGTCACTAGGATTGCTGGAAATTGTGTGATCGCTAGTTTCTGGACATCAAAGAATACTCTGCTCACTGACCCCACAGCAGGATCCGTCATATTCTCTAATTGTTTTACTAAATTGATTGCTATATTTTCTCTGGCTGACATTACCTTACCAATCTATTGAAATGGAAGGACTGCCTTTCGTTTTCTGATATTGTGCCAGATGAGTCGATATCATAGGATACTCCTTGACGAAGTATAAGATCAAACTCAATTTCAAATTGTTCTTTGTAATATCTCATTTTTTCCATAAACACATCGCCTTGCGGATCGAAGGTTGATAGACGCGGATATACATAGTGTCCCAGAACGTGAAACACTGCGGCCCTTGTGAATTCTGATGCTACCAATTTACTAGGTGATAATCTCTCACCAGATTGTATCACTGATATATCATATCTATTGTATTCGCTAGATCTCCACCATCTGATGTTCAATAATCTGATGATATCATTATAGGACTTTTCGTGTAGATCACTGAAGTCTTGGATACCATAGTTGTGGATATCAGGTTCGTATGATTTGATGTCGTTGTCTGTTGCGAATTGAGCCATAAAGGTCCTTCCTTATTATTTTTTTGTTAGGTCCTTCCTAACGTTTTTATTTATTTTAAAACAAGAAAGGGCGACATCTCTGCCGCCCTTTAACCTGGAGTCGAACAAGTATTAGCAATTAGCCAATAACTTTGTCCCCTTTAACTCTTACAGCGTAGTTCGCTTTAAGAATTCCGTTACCTCTAGCAGTCGAAATTACAAATTCAGTGAGCAATTTGCTCGCATCTCTTTGTGTTTCGATTGATATTGGTCTTTTAACAACATGTCCAAAAGCCAATGGGCTAAACACGCAACCTTGGGCGTCTGTTGATACAGAGTCAGCCGCGATTGATGTTGATTGGAACACTTTTACATTGTAGATTTTTCCAACATATGCTGATGAAGATAATAATGAATTACCTACATTAGATAATGCAGTTGCTCCACCTGATGCGAAACCAGCAGTTGTTAATGCTGATACTACATCATACGCTTGTCCTGGGTGTAATACACACATATAGTCACCATCTGCGTCAGTTGGTGCGTTCTGTGCCCGTAATTTATATACGGCCTGAAGGATTAAACTAGGTGTGATTGTTGTTCCGTTGTCACCTACATCTTGAGCAATGTTCGCTTCTGTGAATAAACCGAACGCATCAACGTCAATTTTTTCCGCAATAGCATTACCAAGGATAGTTCCAACATCGGATGCCATATTTCTCGCAGTTGAAGCCGCAAGTAAGTCTGTGACATCTAATCTAGCCGCGATGTTCGCCGCTGTGATTACAGTGTTAGTTAGTGCTGAAGTGTCAGCGCCTGCTACATCTGTTGATCCGTCAGTCACTGCTGAAGCAGAGATAGATGGATAGATTGGGATTTGTGCTGTCAAACCAGGTGTTCCTGATAAGTCATACACGGTGAATAATCCACCCGCAATAGATTTTTCTTGTGCGGTGAAGATTGCTTCATTTAGGACATTCGTCAAAAGACTTGTGTCCGTTGATTCAAATACAGTATTGACTGCCATTTGTTTCTCCTTTGTTTTTTAAGTTAGTGTTTAATCTATATAAAAGTAGCGCCAGGTAATATCTGACTTCTAATCTTTTTATAGATGGCTCTATCCTCGGCCTTATTAAGATCGAGTTTAGAAACATCAACTGGTTTCGCACCGTCTGGAGATGTGTTTGATTTACTGCCTGATCCGGATGGACCTGCCGACATAAAGTGGGGATTAGCATTGAGCCAATCTTTCAC